GCAAGAAGGTCCAACAGCTTCCGATTGGGTTAAAAACCAGACAAGGCGCTAAACATGGCGGAGCCAATCGCCGCCCCTGAAATTAGTCAGGAAGAACTGCAAGCAAGGCTTGCCAATATACCTGGCGCACCTGCGCCAGAACCTGCCGCGCCAGTTAAAGCGCCGCCTTCATGGGCAGAGATCAGGGAGACGGATGATTACAAGTCGCTCGACTACCCATCGCAGGTTGATCTTGCAAAAAAATGGGGAGAGCAGTCAAAGCAGTATGCCTCCACACTTCCCGGCTATAACGAAGATCAGGCAGTGCAAATTGACGACTTTGTTGCCAACGAAGCTGTAGAAGTTCCGGCCAACATCAAGCGTGCCGCCGCTGCTGCTGGAGTATTTAAGGGGGCGGCGGCTGGATTAGGCGCGCTGGCGGGTGGATTGGGTGGTGCGGCCATAGGTGGTCCGGTTGGAGCCATTGCTGGCGGAGTGGGTGGAATGGTTGCGGCAGGCGAAGCTGCCGAGGCTGGCTTGCAGAGATTTGTTCCAGCAGTAGCAGAATCTCGCCAATTTGCACCTGGGTATGCAACGGCTGGAGAATATGTCCCATCTGTGGCAATGGGTGCGTTGGGTGTCCGTGGGCTTGCCACGGCAGGGAAGGCGCTGGCCCGCGAGCTTGGTACAAAAAGGGCAGTGGAGGAGATAGCCAAGACTGCGGCTGTTTCAGGCGTGGTTGGCGGCGGGGTTGGAACCGCAACCAGAGCCGTGCTTGGGGCAGAAGTTACACCAAGAACCGTGGCGGAAGATGTCTTGTTTGGCGCATTGTTCGCAGGACTTGGAAGCGGCGCACGAGTTCAGGGATATACAAAAGAGCAGGCGCTCAATCTAAACGAAAGGGTTAAGGCTGGCCGTGCCTCAGAAACAGAGTTTAGGGATTGGCAAGGCATTCTTGCAGAAGCCGAGAGAACCCAGGTGCGTGGCGTTGAATCGGCTAGGCGCACGGAAGTTGAGCTTGGAGGTCGCCCAGTTTTTCAGAAAACAGAACTTACCCAAAGGCCGCAACCAGAAGTGCGGCCAGCACCAACCGCAGAATTGCCAGCACCAAGACCGCAGATACCGGAACTTCCAGAGGCCGGAGTGCGCGGGGCTGTTCGAGGAACCCAAGCAGATACCGCAGAGATGCAACGGCGCGGTGTAACCAGCGAGATGCAGGAAACACTGCTTGACCTAAATGACCCGGTTCCGGTAAGGAATACCTTTTCCATTGAATCACAAGGAATCAACCGTGAAGCCATTGTGCCTGTTCCCAGAACTATTATCACCGAGCCTCCTCGCGGACCTCGCGAAGCAGAGCTTGTGCGCGAAGGTGAAATCATTACGCCTCGCAGAGTTCTTCCGACCACAGAAAGGCCCGCTCTCCCAGAACGGGCAGAGATGGAGGTTCCTGCGCCATCAGCCGAGCCTACGGCTCCAGTTGGTCAGCCAATTCCACGACCTATGGGCGGCGCAGGAGAGGCAGGATTCATAATTTCAGACCCAGCCGAAGGCGCGAGAAAGGTTGCCCAACGATGGGTCACATCGCGTGGGGATCTTCCGAAAGAAGCTTTCGATATCCTTGAGGCCAAGGATCAGCGCATCCAGGCCATGCAGAAACAAGTTGATTTTACGCTTCGCGATCTGGCCAAGGCCACGGTCGAAACCAATGGCAAGCGCGTTTTGACCGAGCCGCAAAAGGCAATTATCGACAGCTATATGCGCGGGCAGTCTGATGTGTTGCCAGAACTGCCAGAACCACTGCAAGGTCCGGTTGCCCAGATGCGCCGCCAGCTTGATAACCTTACCGAAAGGCTGGTTGAGTCGAATGTATTTACCGGACCGAAGGCAGAAGCCGTGCTTGCCAGAAGGGGTGAGTACGTTACCAGGTCTTATGAGAAGTACGATAATCCAAGGTTTGGATTTGACCTGCTTCAGAAGCGTGCGCCTGAGCGTCTTGAGTCAGCCATCAAATTCCTTCAACACGAGATTATTGCCGCAGAGCCAGGAATCTCAATGGCAGACGCAAGGCAGCGTGCGATTGGAAAAGCCAAAGAAATATCCACTCCCGAAGAAGGATTCTCTTTTGATTCTTTGGTAAATGCGGCAAATCTTGGGAAGGATTTAAGCATCACAAAGAAGAGGAAAGACATACCAGAAGAGATCAGATTCCTGCTTGGCGAGTACGAAGACCCAATCATCAATTACGCAAGAACTGCGGTCAAGATGATCAACCTGCTTCAGTCTCAACGCACCCTTACGGATCTTCGCGATTGGGGTGTCAGCAACGGGTTGTTCTTTGACAAACCCACCGGAAATGCCTCACAGATCATAGCGGCTGAAGGATCAAAGACACTTGAACCCCTGAACGGTTTATACGCTGAGCCGGAGCTTGTGAATGCCATCAAGGATTTCGATGTGATGGTCAAGGGTGGTGATGCCTACAAATTGTTCAGCGCGGTTAACGCATGGGTCAAGTGGGGCAAGACGGTCGGAAGTATCCAGGCTCAGTTTAGAAATCCTCTTTCAAACATTGTTATTGAGATAATGAATGGAAACTTTGCATTCACCGGAAACAAGCAGGCATTAAGCACGATCCTTTCCGAGTTTGGGGTTCCGGCTGTTGATTCGCCTGCAATGCGAAAATACATAACTCGCGCCACGCAACTCGGCGTGTTGGACACTACTGTTCTTAACGAGTTCTACCAGACCCTTCGGGATGCCCAGAGATACAAAGGCGACACCATGAGCTTTGCGGAGGATTTGTCTGGCAAGTCGCTCAATGCCGCAAAGAAGGGCATTATGACCCTAAACAGATTGTATAGATCCGGGGATAACTTTTTCAAGGTTATGGCCTGGGAATCTGAAACAAAAGCTTTGATGCAAGGAAAAGGATTGTCTAGGCAAGATGCAGAGGCAGAGGCAGCAGAGCGAGTCAAGAACACTAGGCCGACATACTCAAGAGTATTTAGGATTGTCAAAAAATGGAGAAACCAGCCATTTTTCGGAAACTTCATATCTTGGCCATCCGAAATTCTGAGAACCACCGCCAACTCAATTCGTTATGGCGCTGAAGATCTGAAGACACCAGGAATGAGATCACATGGATTCAAGAGGCTTATTGGCATGATTGTCGGGACATCGCTTGGCATAGGAATTGCAAGGGCATTTATGTGGGCAACAGATTTCAATGACCGCAAGCTTTATGCCATGAGGCGATTTGTTGCGCCATATCAGAAAAATGCAACACTTGCCCCGACCGGAGTGGATGAAAAAGGAAATGTTGGATATATTGATATTTCATACACGGACCCCTTGGAGGTATTTAGGGGTCCAATTCTGGCTGCTGTTTCTGGAAGGAATTTTGAAGAGGGATTGCTTAACTCAACCAGAGAGTTTCTGGAAACATACCTGGGGCCAAGCATTTTGGTTAATTCTCTTGCATCCGCAATCTACGGAAAAACACCGCAAAACAGGGAAATACGAAATCCGCAAGATCCCGCATTTGACCAAGCCATCGATACGATAACATACTTCCTGCGCCAAAACGAGCCTGCGACGGTTTCCCAATTCCGCCGTGTATACAAAGCGCTTCGTGGCGAACCGGATGTTGCAGTTGCAAAGTATGGTCGAATCTATAAACCCGGCGAAGAAATATCTGCAATCTTTGGTATCCGCCCGCAATCCATTGATCTTGGAAAGGCGCTTGAGGGCAAATCGGCCAGGTTCGCTTCAAATATGTCTGATGTTGGTCGCATATTTACGGAGACATACGGAGCAGCCGGAGTTGTTCCAGAGTCCGACATCAGGTCACAATACGCAAAGATGGAAGACCGCAGGAGGCAGTTGTTTGATGAGGCAAACAAGGACTTTCACGCCGCAATGCTTCTTGGAATGGACAGGAGCGAAGCCATCCGAGCCATGAGCGTTGGCATGGGTAGGGCAAATGCGGTTGCCGTGGCAAACAACAGATACAGGGATTACAAGGTTGGAAAGGCCCTTCGCCAGCAAATGCAGAGAACCCTCACGCCGGAAGAGATTCAGAAGCGCGAGGCAGTGCGTCGTGACATCGAGATGGGGGTTGAGTAATGGCACGCTTCGACATCTCCGGCTCCGCCAGCAGGCAGACGGGCCTAGACCGCCAGATAACAACGGATGCAATCCGCAGGCAAATTGAGCCACAAAAACAGGCGCAGGCTCAAGAAAGATTTGTCGCTCCTCCGCAACAACAACCCATGCAGGCAACCGGATATGAGGCACAGGAACCCATGAAAACACAATCATCCATAGACGACCTTCCGCTACCCATGCAGACCGTGAATTGGGAGGCAAGAAAAGACAAGCAGGGAAATCCGATTGTGTATCAGTTGCCCGCTGGCGACATGGGTGGTAGGTTTGAGATAGCAGGCATCAACGACCGGTATCATCCTGAAGCATTCAAAGCCATCTCGGCGCTCCCAGCGGAAGAAAGAGCGGAAGCGGCTGCGGAATACATCCGAAGCTACACCGCCCCGCTCGTCTCCCAACTGCCAAAACCCATGCAGCCATTCGCGCAGGATCTCGCGTTTAATCGAGGGATGGGCGGAGCAACACGATATATCCAGCAGGGATTAAGGAGTCTTGGCCAGAATGTCGCCGTAGACGGTAAGCTTGGGCCAAAAACTTTGGCTGCCATTAACAATGTGCAACCTCGCGCCTTAATGCAAGCCGCAAGTCAGGCACAGCTTAACGACGAATACTCAATGGCCAGAAAAAATCCTGCCAGAAAAGCTTTGCTGCGCGGACTTGAGAATAGGATTAGGAACAGGTTTTCTACTTTAGGACAGATTTGACAAGCATGGCGCCCCTGAGTCCCACAGAGACGCTGGATGCGCTTAAATACATATCCCCAGCCCTTGCCGTAAATCCAGTTGTACCAACAAAATCGCTACCTACTTTAACGACAACCTTTCCTCTTGGGCCAAGGTATGTGCCACCGGAATTTACATACACGCCGGTCGGCGTGAGATAGGTATCTCCGCATTTAATTATCGCGCCACCAGGCCCAACCGCAATGCCATCTCCGCAATCCGCATAAAACCCCTCCTTCTGATAAACACCTCCGATGAAGTTCTCCATCTCCTCGCCCATCACCGGTGCCACCAGCACCGCCATCAGGAATAGTGTTGCTTTCATGCGTAAAAGCTCCAGCATCCGCGCCACCTAGTCAAGCATGAAATTATCAGCCAGACAAATAGGTGCCGTGGGTGTGGCTCGCGTTGCCGGGGCGCTTTTCCGAAACGGGTACAGTGTGCTTACGCCGATGGAGGATTTTTCCAGCTACGACCTGGTGGCCGAGCGTGATGGAAAATTCCACCGCATCCAGATCAAGACCACCAGCAAGCCGGAACATGACCGTCTTTATTACCGCTTTATGACCAGCACCGGGAATCTTGGAAAGGTGACATACAACAAGGCGAAGGTGGACTACATCATCTGCTGGGCGATGGACGAGGATTTGTTTTGGGTCTTGAAAACCCAAGAATGCCGCTCACCCACCAAAAAATTCTACCCAAAGTCAGGCTCCTCATGGCGAATCATAAACGATCTCTGACACCCAAGCAGGCTTGGCGCATCTTTGAGGAAGCCATAAGCAAAACTTATACCATTGAGGAGGCCGCCGAATGGTTACGCAAGAATCCGCAGGTGGCCAAGAAGATGACGGGTGCTGGTTTGCTGGCCTGCTTTGACGAGGACATAAAAAAGTAGTTGACTCGGTTTTGACACGCCCGCTAGGGTCGGGCGATGGCAATCAACTCAAGGCGGAAAGGGGCGGCAGGGGAGCGGGAGTTTGCATCGTATCTGCGCGAGCAGGGTTGGCAGAAGGCAAGGCGCACACAACAATACGCCGGTGATCCAGAGGGCGGAAGCGGGGATGTGGTTTGCGCGAACTTTCCATTTCACTGCGAAGTCAAGCGTTGCCAGCAGGTCAAGCCGGAGGAATGGATGCGCCAGGCCAAGTCCGATGCGCCAGACGGCAAGATCCCTGCCGTCTTCTTTCGTCGGAACGGCGAGAAAAAGTGGCTGGCCATTATCGAGGCCGATGATCTTTGCGAAATCGCACGCCACATAGCACCACCCAATTTCACCGTGGACATAGTCCATACCGCACCAGTTGCCACGACCGTAGCCCAGGGCTTCGTACTACCTTCCACACCACTAAACCCAAACAAACCAAACTAGAAAGGACAGTAATAACATGGCACTAACACTCAGCGAAACAGCAAAGAACACGGAACGCCAGTTGCCCGAAGCCGGAGCGACCGTAGGCGTTCTCTTCAGCCTTGTCGATCTCGGAACCCAGAAGGTGTCTTGGGACGGCGAGGAGAAGTGGACCCCTAAACTCCGCCTGGCTTTTGAGTTGCCCGAACAGGTGATCGAAGGCGAGGTGACGGAGAACGGCAAGACGACCAAGGTGACGAAGCCGATGGTTGTTTCCATCGAACTTACCCGCAGCCTTGGCGAGCGTGCGACCCTGCGGAAGCACCTCGAAACCTGGCGCGGACAAGCCTTCACCAGCAAGGAGCTTGCCAGCTTCAGCCTAAAGAACCTCTTGGGCAAGGCCTGCTTGCTCACCTTGGTCCACAAGACCAGCCAAGCGGGTCGCAACTACTGCGCGATCCAAGGCATCGCCAAACTGCCCAAGTCGATGAAGGCTCCTGCCAAGACCGAGAACGACCATGTGTTCTACGAGATCGAGCAGGGCGAGGGAGGTCAGTTCAGCGAACTGCCGGAATGGTTGCAGGAGAAGATCCGGGCAAGCAAGGAGTTGTCCGGTGCGTCTTCGGCACCGCAGGGGAAGGTTGCTGACAACACCGACGCAGACGGCAACCAGATCCCGTTCTAATCCAGTGGCTCTTACTCTCACGCAGAAAGAGCCATCGACCGCTAAACTCGTTCAAACCGAGTCTAGCGGCCATTGGTACAAGGAAAATGGCGAGTCCGCCCACGTCATCATTGGTAAGAACGGAAACGAGCGAAGCACCACGGTGGCAGACGCCCGCAAGATGGGGTTGCTCCCATCGGTAACGAGCGTCTTGGGCATTATGGACAAGCCGCAACTCACAGCATGGAAGATCGAGCAGGCCATCATGTCCTCGCTCACACTTCCAAAGGAGGACGGTGAAACACTCGAAGAGTACGCAAAGCGGGTCGTCAAGGACTCGAAGCAATCCACAACCAAGGCTGCGGAACACGGCACCAAAATGCATGAATGTATGGAGAACATCCTCCTTGGAAGACCTGTATCCAGAGATGAGACACTTGCTCCATATGTCAAGACGTTCACTGAATGGGCGGAAGACAACGTCGAGAAAACCTACTGGTGCGAGCGGGCCTTGGTCGGTGCTGGTTACGCTGGAAGGTGCGACGCCTACGTCCGCCTGAAGCGGATCGGGGACGCAATCATCGACCTCAAGAACCGCAAGGTAAACCCGAAGTACGACCCGTTCTATGATAGCGACTGCGCCCAACTTTGGGCCTACCGCATCGCCTCGGAGAACCCCAAGGCAGCGTGCGTCTCGGTGGTCCTAGCGGCCAATGACCCGGAGACGCTGGTGATTCACCAGTGGAGCGAGGAAGAGCTGCATGAGGCAGGCATCGCCTTCAACGCCATGCTCAAGGTATGGGCGTGGAGCAAGAAATACACACCGCCTGGGATGAAGCTGTGAAACCACCAACCATTGAGGAACTTGGAAAAGCCGCCGAGGATATTGTCTGGCGGGTGATGGGCAAAGGCTCGGACAAATCCGCCTATGGCGAATGGTTTCATGTTGACAAACCTGTGCATGATTACCATATAGGACGCGCCATGCGCCACCTGTCCACGGCAATGTTGCAGTTGCAGAAGTCAACGCCTTGCCCAGACAATCAGGGTGAAACGGCAACGGACCATCTTGAAAGAGCCTTGGTCCGTGCGCTGTTCGCCTGGGCGCAGGCAAAGAAAGAACTACCACGACTATGAAGAAACTGGAGGACATCAGCGTAACATTCATTTGGGGAGGCCGAGAGGTCACGGCATGGGGAGATTGCGAATACGAGACGCACAAGATCGACATCGGCCCGCAGGGGCATCGGGAGCATTACCTTGCCGACGTCCCATACGATATGTCGATTTCGAGGTTGCAGGTCGCCCACGGAGACAAGGACATCGAGAACCCTGAGAAGGAGTTGCTGGAGTTTGCCGAGCAACTGCTCATGGAAGAGGCCGACGAACAACTCTGCGAGGCGGCGTGAAGTTCACAAAGTGCGAGAAGGTTGACGGCGGATGGGCGCTGTACGCCATGAACGAAAAGGAGAAGAAGGAGGTGCAGGTCTGCTTTGTCGGAGCGGGCTTGCCGCTCGAAGCTTGGGTGGACCTGAAGGATGTGAAGAAATGAGGCTGACGCTTGCTTGGATCTGCTATTGGCTTGGCCACGCCATCTCAGAAACAATTCTCAGGTTGGGCTATGGTTATTTACTGTACAACAAATTGATGATTCTCAGCAGCGATCTGGATGATAAGGGAGTGATCTGGAAATGAAGAAGGTTGTCGTAACGCAGGCATTCGGTGACGATTGGCAGGAGGTCTTGAAGTTGACCCGCCCGCGCATGGAGGAGTATTGCCGCAGGCACGAACAGGATTTCATATCAATCGAGAAGCCGCTGGCGCATCCGGTGCAGTACAGCAAGCTTATCATCCCGCACCTGATGACCACCAAGGGATACGAGGTCGTCACCTTCCTTGATGCGGACATTCTGGTGGCGCTGGACTGCCCAGACATCTCGCTGGATGTGGAGAAGTTCTGCGCCTTTGACGAGGGAGCTTTCCTTGACCGCAAGCCGGGGATGACGGCACTGGCCAAGGCTTTCGGATACAGAATCGAGCCGCGCTTCTACGTCAACACCGGCGTATTTGTGGTGACAAAGAGCGTGGCCGGAATATTTGCCCAGCCGCCCATCGGATTGTTCCCCAATCACTTTGCCGAGCAGACCTGGATGAACATCATGGCGCACCTGTGCGATCTGGACCTTCAGGAAC